TATTCTACCGCGGCAATGTTATTTATATCGTTTTGAGCTACGTTAATTAGCTCGTATACATTAGCTGCCGAGTTTGACACTGATTACCTCTTCCCCTGTGCTATTCCATTGCAAACCAACAGCTGTCACAAACTGTGATATTTTTGCACTATTCCAGGACACTGCAATTTTGTCACCAAAAAAATAATCTCTACCATATCGCATTTCACTGGTTTGCAATACCTCTACCTGGTATTGTACGCGCTTGCGCTGTTGCACTGCTAGGGTTTTGGTACCAAATTGCTGTAAATATGCTATTGTGCTGTTTTGCTGGTTTTTTGCATCTGTAAATACTTCTTTTAATTCTAGCCCTGTTGGTAACGTTGCAGGACGTGTAGCAAATACTTTAGCTTCCTCCGTACCGTTGCCGCCAACAATTACCGCGTTAAAATCGTTTGTGTAATCTTGTATTTGTGTGATTGTTGCTACCGTGCCAGTGCTTACCGACAATGTAATATTTGCTGTCCGATCTGTACCAATTTGCCCTACAAACGTACTAAATAGCCAGGTAGCAGGTGCCGTGTATGTAAGTGTAAACGCAAGCCCCGAGCTATAGGCAATTTCTTGCATAGTTTTTAGCAATGGCTGCATACTGCATTTCAAGGTAAGCGCTGTTCCCGTGCCTGCTGTTGCTGCAGTACTCATGCCTGTTACGCGCCCGTCTAACAAACGCCCGTTTGCAACAGTTGCCAGGCTGCCAATATTGTAATTAAACAGCCTTTTTAAAATTGTTTCGCCTGGCTGGGCAATAAATTTTGTTAGGTCTGTTTTGTTAGCTTTGTACGCAATACTACGATATGCCAATATGCCTAGCATACCCATTGCTTGCACTGTAATTGTTGTTATTACTGATCGAATAGCAACATACTTGCGTATGATTCCAGCAAATTCAAGAGCGTTAGCTATGCCGAGCTCTACATCTTGCCTGTAAATTTGAATAATGTTATTTGGTATCATGTATTGAGCGCTTGGCGATCCGCTGCGTATCGTAACCTGCAACATATCGATTGCGTTTAGCTGCCTACTTATAGCCAAATTATCAAAATCAGTAACAACAGATTGCAACGCTCCTGCGCTGTTGTATACCTGCATTGTGTAATATGGTGCCATTTGTTACACTCGCACTACGGTAATATACGCGTCTGTAATAGATCTACTTGCGACAGATGCCCAGCCCTCTAAATAATACACAGCTGGTACACCTAACGTTACAGATATATACTGTGTGTGGCTAGCTTGATACACAACTAGCCCGCTTACTAATAATTGTGATGCTGTTAACGTCATAAAATAAGCACCTAGATTAGCAATATTTGCGCTTCTTGTTCCTGTAGCGTTGTTATCGTAGTGCATCCAATATGAAAAAGTATATACACCTGATGTTCTGATTGTAATTTCACCTGTTGCAGCCGTGCCTGTCATTGTTCCGTCTGTGCTCGTGCTGTTGCCAGATGCATACGCGTTTACTGCTACGTATGTGCTTGCCGTGGTTAACGTAGCCGTGCCGCCCCCTAATGTTACATATTGTGTAGCTGGGTTTTGTCTACCCACAGCATAAGGGTAGAAACTGGTAACGCTGCTAATTAACCCTGTAGCGCCTACCACTACCGTACCAAATGCAATGTAATTAGTCGCGCCTATGGTTGTTAGCTGCCCGCTCGTGCACAGTGCCATACGTACCGTGCTAGTTAACACTGTGGTTGTACTTGCTGTTGAGAATGTTACGGTATAGCTGCCACCTGATGCATTTGCAATAAGTGCAAGCGTGTAGGTGCCGTTTAGTGTGCTCGTTATAATTGTGCTTGCCGTTGTGGATTCGTAGAAATAACCGTTAATCAGTGCCGCGCCATCAGCAATGGTAAGCGTGCTTGTTGCTCCCGATANAGCCAGATTTGAGCCTGTAATCAAAATGCCATTGCCCAGGGTTTTTGTTTCCATTGCAATCATACGCGCTGTATCGTAGGTTGCTACCCCGTCGTTTACTGTGGTTGTATTCCAGCCGAGCGAACGTTCATTGCTTGCCATGGTGTTACCCCTTCTATATACCTATGTATCTATCGTAGTAGCTTAGTGCTACGCTGCTTGCTGTTGTGGTTGCCGTGCCTGCTACTACTAGGCTGTTAATTGCGTCTGGCACGTCAGGCGCTGGGAAAATGGCAAATTGTGCAAGTTCGCTGCTAGCGTCTACAAGCCCTATTTTGTTTACTCCTGCCTGATCTGTTACGGTTTTAAATCCAAATGTTAAATCAAATCGTAGCGTTGTACCTGCTGCAATAACCGTGCCTGCTACCAGGGTAATGTTTTGCCCGCTCGAGCTGTTGGTTATAGAAAAATTGGTAACCGGTCCCGTTACCGTAATAATTGGATAGCTAAGCCAGGTACCTTCATAGGTCAAATCAAACGAGCCGCCAAACGAGGTTGTGCCGTACGTGGTAGGGTAAATTTTAGGGTATGCCGTTGGTGTACCTGCAATAGTAGCAATTGGTAGTGTTTTTGGAATAGGGTTGTACCATGTTGGATCACTGCAGCGGAATTTGATTATTGAGCGTATGCTATAGCCTGCCGCGGTTTCCATATTAAAATCTAGCCCGCCTAATACGCGCGTTGTTATGGCTCTTTCTCTACCGTCTGGGTATGTAACAACTAACTTCCCATTTACATTGGAAGGCTTAAAAATTGATAGCAAATAATTTCGCATATCGTATTGCTGTTGCAATGTATCGCACTCTACCAATAACGGTATTTGTATGATTCTCGGATCAAGCCGGAAATCTAACGTCGTGTCACCATGTTGCGCAGGTGATCGGCTGGTAATCATGTGCAATGGTGCCATACCAAAATTTTCATCTCCTAAGTAATGCACCATAAATTCTGGGCTCTGATTGCTTAGGTTATAGGTGTTTGCACCTATTACATATTCTATTTGGTATGCCATTTATACCGCTCCCGACATAAGTTGCATAGCTCGTAAATCCTGCATAATGTTACCTTCGTTTTGTACTGTAGCATACGAGGCATTTAGGTTGTAATTGTACGTGGTAACCGCTGCAGCGTTGCCTACTGCCATGCTCGAGGCGTCAGCTACAAGCCCGCTGCTGTTAATGATGCCTTGTGCCATGCCCTGGCTGATTGGTGCACCTACCATGTCTGCAAATTTACGGCTGGGTGATTCAATTAACCCCCAATCGCGTGCCTTCTGCAATGCAGCTCCTAACACGCGCTCAATAGCTTCTTTTACAAACGATACGCCTAAATCAATGCCGTTTGCTATACCCTTTACTAAATCAGTGCCGAGCTGCTTGGCTTCATCTATCTTTGTTTTAATTGCGGTAGTGATATAGTCAACACCTGTTTGCACTGCAATTTTTATGTTATACCAAACTTCTTGAAATGTTTCATTTAATGTCATCAATGCACCGTATATATCACCTTTGAGCAATAAAGAAAATGCCGACAATAACCCTGAAACAAAATTAATTGCAATTGTTGCATTTGCTATAAGCTGGTCAAAAACTATTTTAATATACGGCGAAAGAAATTTAAACGCGTCTACAAGCAAACCCCAAATAACTGTTAGGTTTTGAAATGCAAATATAAGAACATCTCGTACCGTGGTTGCCAGCTGAGCAAATAACAAACCTAGTAACGTAATAAACTTTTGTACAGTAGGTGAACCCAAATACTCGGCAATGGCTAATCCTGCCTGTACCATTGCTGGTACAAAAACTGCAACAAAATCTGTAACAGCTGTTGTTAATGGCTGCAAAAATATTTGTACCTGTGCAAAACCCGCGCCTAGCTGTGCAAGAACACCAGGTATACCAGCTATTGCGTTTTGAATTGTGGTAAATATTGCAGACGTTGTACCGGTTTCGTTCATTGAGGTAATCCAATTTGATAGCGCTGTAACAGTGTTATCAATAATTGGTACAATTGTTGTACTCATAAATGTACCAAATTTTTCAAGTACTGGTAATAATGATTCACCCAATTTTTGCTGTATGTTTTCAAATTGCGCTGCTAATGCTGCCTGTCTACCTGCATAGGTGTCAGCTGCTGCCGCTGCCGATCCGCCAAACTCTTTATTGAGCTCTGCAATGATTACCTGTTGAGCGCCTGCTACATCGCCTGTTTCTACCAGGCTGGCTATAACTGCTTTTTGTTCTTCACTAAATGTAACACCTACTCGAGAGAGTGCTGATATACCTGCAACAGGATCGTTAAGCGCCTTACCGACCTGTATAGAAGTAGATTGCAAATCTTGCCCTAATGCTTGGCTAACATCGAGGATTGCGCTTGTTGCATCACCAAAATTCGTTCCCTTAATTTGGGTAAACGTTGCAAGCACATTTTGTGCGCCCAAAATAGCGTCATCACTAAAAATGCTTTTACCGCTGGCAGCGCTCAAGGCTTCTGCCATTTTACCCATTTCGGTTGCAGTGATTCCAGCCGCGCCGCCTGTTGATTTAACCACAGCCTCGGTTTGTGCTAGCGCGCTTTGCCAGCTCGAGGATTCAGCTATAGCGCCTGTAAAGAAACTGCCGAGCTGCTGCAGCCCAGCGCCTGCCAGGTTGGTAAGCGCTCCCCCGATTGCCATAAACGCGCCCTGTGCAACGCCTTGGAATGCACTCATCTTTGTTGCTACGGCTTCGGCTTGCCCTCCCAGCGCGCCCATATTCTTATCAATAGTAGAGGTAACGTTACTCACGTTATCCTCACCTACAAATCGAATTATAACGTTTTCAGCCGTCATAGATGCGCCTTCCTGCCGAGCTTACGCTCTATACCAATCATAAACAAATGCTGTTGTATCGTTTCGTAATCAGGCAGCTGATCAGGCGTGCAATGGTACAAATCACGGCAGGCAAGTAGCTCGAGGTATTCTACTGGCATGCCTGAATGTGTCCATAGATGCGCAATCAGCTGCCGCTCGAGTTTGGGTTTTGGTAATTGAGCCTCGCTAGAATCTTTTCAATAATAGCGTTGAAATGCTCAAACGGTAATTCACTGGCTGGGCTGCCGTCTTCCGTCGTTACACACTTTTCTATAATTGGAATAAGTGTGCTAATATCGCTGGTCTTGGCTGCCGCTTGTAATGCCGCTACATCGCGAATAGACAGCTTGCGTGAGTTAATAACGTACATGGTATACCTCTGTGCTAATTGGTAGCGCTGTGCTCGCTACCAGGTAATTAAACGGTAACCGTAATGCTTGTGCATTTCAGGGTAAATGAACAAACAATAACGTCTGATGTTGCAGCATCACCATTAGGCAGCTGCATTTTGTAGATTCGTGCTGCATTAGTTGTATACGCGTCATTGCCTGCCGTGCTGCCCGCTGGCTGCCATTTGATGCTAACCAATGTTTTTGCAATAAATGCAGCGTTTAACAATGACCAGGATTCGGCAACATCTTCCGTGTAAATGACGTTTACTACAACGTCAAACGGCTTTTGCTTACCAAACACAACAATGCCAGTATCAGAATCAGGCGTATACGCCTCTCCTGTAAATCGCTCTAATTCTGGCATTTCGATTGATTGCGAGCTTCCAGAAATGTCCGTATACGCGCCAGTGCCGCCCGTCTGCATAGACAGGCTAAACACACTGCCGTTCATTGCCTTAGTGGTTTGTGCCATGGTATTACCTCTCTATTGCACAATGTCCGTGAATGTGCATGTACTAATTACCGCGTGGTATGTTCGCTCGCTCGAGGCTGGGTATTGCACTACCTGTGTACGCTGTTGCAGCAGGTCAATTGCATAGATTTGATTTCCTAGCTGCCGAGAGCATTCAATATAGCTATTCATGTATTCAACGTACACTGCAGCAATATCAGACAGCCCCAAACCCTCCCCGACAAATCGCAAGTAACAAATATCTTCTATTGTCCATTCCGTGGTCATTACGCGCCCAGCCCCTGGTGTTACGCGCTTTGTACGCTGGCTGGTTGCGTTTAATGGTGAAATGATACGGCAGGGCACGTCTGCAGCTTCCAATGTGTTATGCAAGCCCGTGCCTTGCCGTACCGTTACCGTTGCACCGTATGCCTGTACAGGCATGGCAGCCAGTGCCGAAATAATAGTTGTGATATGTGTTGCCATTACGATTGCCGCCTATAGGGCTCTAGCATACGTGTAACGTCTGTAGGTATTGCAGGTGCCGCAATGCTTACCCCGTCAGCACTCATGATGCTACGATCCGTTTCAGCTGTGTTGTCTTTGGCACGATACATATAACCCGCAAGGCGCCTGGTTGCCGCTCGTATAGGTACTGGGCAGGTAATGCTGTATGCAAACCTACCTGTTATTACAATAGCGGTATCAGGCGTGCCAATGTATGTCCAAACATATGCTGTGTTCATCTTGATTTTGATAGCGTAGCTGGGTATAAAATTCGTAGGCAGTAATACCAATGCATTGCTGGGTATGGTATCGCCATTGCCATTTACTACCGTGGTTAGCTGGCACAAATCAACATCAAGTAACAAGGTATTTTGAAATGCATCAACACGCCCGCCGTATCGTATGTCTAGCGCGTTATAGTATCGGGTTGTGTCAGCTGCAGCCTCGAACGTACGGTTGCAATAATCGTCTACAACGTGTTGCGCTTCGTGGACAATGTCCGCAAGCAAGCTATCATCAGAGCTCGATTGTATGCCTAGGTACGTTTTGAGCTGTGCTACCGTGAGGTATGCCATGGCTTACCCTTTCGGCTTCCTGCCTCGTGGCACTGCTGCAGCCTGTGGTTTGGGTTCCGTCTGTGCATCTGCCACAGGCTCAACAGCAATGCCCCTGCCAGTGTTGATTAGGTGCATTGCTTCACTTGAGGGCAGGTCAATTACTTGCCCGCCCTCAAATGCCCTTGTTGAGCCGTTGACAATGCAGGCTAACGCGTTTTTAAGCTTAACTTGCATTGCCTACCCTCTTATGGATTGATGCCGTATACAAATGCTTCGGTTTGAGTAACATCGCCGCCCCAACGTGCCGTAACAAAAATTGCTGTTTGGTAATTGGCTTGGTACAAATACGGATTTCGTGAAATCTCGAGCCCGAGGTTTTCAACAAATGCGTAATAATTCCAGTTACCGAAAATAATAGGCTTGATACCCGTGCCAAAATTGCCGATTTTGTCAGTAATAGCAATAGGTTTGCCATACAAACTGTCCATAGTACCCTGTGGTGTTGGTTGGAAGCTATAGAAATTGCCTTGCAGCGCGCGAATAGCGCCCAGCGTAGCATTTTGCATAACCCAGCCAGTGGTGTTGCCATCATCAGCGTACCAACTTGGCAGCTTGTGTACGATGTTGATAATGTCTGCCTGATCAACGCCTGTAGCGCTTGCCAGGGTTTCAAATACGGTAGCACGTGTTAATACACCATATGGCTGGCTCGAGCCCGTGCCAGTAATCATGTATTCATTCAAATGCCGAGCATATGCGCGCCCGATTTCGCGAGTAAGGAAACCTTCCAAATCCATTGCATTATCGCGCATAAGCTGATTGGAAATCTTCATTGCAAGAGAAGCCGTGTATACCGTTACTGCAGATTGTGCAAACGTTGGCTCGTCAAAATTAACGCTGCCAGATTCTGCAACAAATGCAAAATCTGATTTGTCGCTTTGCGTTGCAATGTCGAAAATTTGACGATCTGTGGTATAGCGCTGAATGCCGAGTTTCGCACCAATCCAGCTCTGATCGCGCTTGTCAATAATCTGATCGTAGAAATCACGTGGTACGGTAAACCCACCATTTGCGCCCGTGCCTTCAACAAGGGTTGCTTTAGCTGCAATCTCATCACCGGTTTTAATGTAGTGTACGATTGCTTCGCTAGATTCGTTGCTAAATCCCAGGGTAGTAAGCTTCTTAGTAGCTGGTGCCTTGCCGCTGATAACCCCGCCGCCTGCAACAGGCGTGCCTGCCATGTCCTCGAGCAATTCAGCCATTGCGGCTTTCATCTCATCTTTGTTCATTTGTCTACTCTCTTCTGTTGGTAATTCTGTATATGCAAGCGCGTAAGCTCGAACACCGCTATTCGCCTGTGGTGCCCGCTTAGCTTCGCTGTATGCCGTTGTACGTGGCTCGGCTGGTGTAGGTGTTAGGCTGATTTCGCCTACTACCCATCTTTTCAGCTCGCCATTTTCTCGCACTACCAAATGTGGCAGGCTGCCAGTTGATAAACCTAGCGCTCCCCGCTTTACAAGTTGCATAACCTGCTTTGCGTATTTGTCGCGCCTGTCTAATTCAATTTCAACATCTATGCCGTCGTCATCAGGTGCCCAGGCTTTTACAACACCAATCTGCCGTCGTAATTCGCCTAAGCTGTGGTCATAGTACACAGGCATACCAATGAACGATCGAGTTTCTCCCAGGTCTGTTTTGCTGGTAAACGTATCGCCTTGCAAATCGCTGCCGCCGAATACAATGCCTTTGCCTTTTAGCGTGTATTCACCAATTGCCTTAACTGCCATTACTTGCCTCGCAATACATACAGCAAATTGGCTGCCAGGTCTTGTGCCGATTTTGATACCTCGAGCGGCATTGCCATAGTTTCAGCCATTGGCTCGGCTGCCAATTCCTCGAGCATTTCGCCTGCTTCCTCAAGTTCTGGCATTGGCTGTGTTGCAGGTGTTTGGATTGCTCGCAACATCCAGCGCAATTTTTGATGATAGCCCANNCGATCCTGTAGNAAATTCTGTACTGCAAATTCGCCTGCAATGCCTGCAAAATAGATGCCGCCTTGCAACAGGTCAATCATGCGCATATTGTCCAGCGTGATGCTTGCTAGCATTACTTGCAATGGTGATTCCTCGGTAAGGGTATCAGCGACCTGGTAAGCCGTTACCTGGGCAATGGTAGCAGGTGCCTTAAAACCCAGTGAACGCAGGTATTCAGCGGTTGGATCAATAGCTTCCTCAAGCGCTTCGTACATCTCTTTTGAAAATGCATGATATTGCGGGAAAAAATGTTCGCCTTCAATATTCCAATGCATTGCATGCGCTTTGTACCATAAGCAGATTGTTTCGCCGAGAATTTCGCGTAGCTGCCCTGGCAGGTCTGCAGCCTTGACGCTTCGTACCGCGTCTGTTTCGGCTTGTCGGCTGTTTACTTGTTCAATGTCGCTCATATCGTCGCCTAATTCGACAAACATGCTTTTCATTGTTTCGGCATACATTGCTGTTGCCTGTGCATGATCCATTACAGCCTTGCGCGCTGCCTTGATTAGTTGTACATCGCTTGCACTATGTCGGCTTCCTGCCATGGTAGTACCTCGTTTCTGTCTGTTATTGAGATAATAGCAAACGCGTATAAAAACCTATTTAAACGCGCCTGCTATTGCTTCTTGCACAATCTTTGCAACTATTCCTGAATCTAACAATTCCTGTGCTACCTCGCTGCCCTTTTTCCATCTACCCCTGTGTATCTGGCTTTGTTCATCACCTACCACAAAACGCGCGTATGCTGCAGTACTAATAATTGATACCTCACCCATTTGCTCTTTCATAATCACGTATGAGTTATTAAGCGCCTTGCTCGGCTGCCAGGGTAAACCGTTGCCGCGCCCTCGCATGTACTTTTTCATCTTACCCATTGCAAACATGCGTTTGACAAAACGCTCTTGCTTTGCTGATACCCATTGCATACTGCCTGGCATTGGCTCGGCTGGCTTTTCTTTGTTGAGCCGTGTTTTGGCTATCTCGGCAATGGTTGCCATAGCTACCTGTTGCGCTTGCTTTACCTTTTCCGTCAGGTGCAAGGCAGCGTTTTCAATAATGATTTTAGTCATACGTCTAGCGTCCCCTCTGGGTATACGTCTGGCTCGTATTCTTCTATTTCAATTGCATACAACATTGCATCCTGTACTAACATGTTGTACCTATTGCTGCCCAGCTTAGCGCTGAATGAAAGTAATTTTTCAATGTATTCTATAAGGCGTTGATCACCATCGAATTGCCCTGTAGCGTCATTCCAAACAGCCTTATAGTTATCTTTTGTAACGATCAATTTCATCTGCCGCCATCCTTCACGATTTGTGCAAATAGCTCTAATAACCCAGTATCCTTTATAGTAGGCTTTCGCGAAATGTCATCAATAGCCGTGGTTAACACTTCAGCCCATCGATTGCTGCCGTGATTTACATATACACGGAATGTATATGCACTGTCAGTAGCATCGAGGTATGTATCACCTGAAACCCCGTACCCTTGCGAGCGTAGCGTTACAGGTTTATCATTTACCGTTCTTGCATCACCAAATGTGTTAGTAGCTTGTTCCCCGTAATATTGCTGTTGTTGCAAACTATGCATAGTTTCATGCACTAACGTGCTTGCCGTCGTGTTTGGATTTACGGTTAGTACGTTGCGTAGATATCTGCCGCCTACTTTATTTAATCTGCCCATGCTGCCTTCTTGAATATCTAAACGCCCCGAGGCATTCAGATTAATTTCAATAGGTTTACCAATATCAGGTGCAATGCCTACTGATAACTGTATCAATTCATTTATACGCTGCTGTTGTGCTGGTTTTAATTTGGTGCCGACAAAATTCACTGTTGCAGTTTGTGGTGTTGGATGCTGCATATCTTGTAAGATTTGACGGTATACGGCTTCTTCACGTTTAAATACAGCATTCTGCAATAGCTTGTATTCATCTTGTATTACCAATGCATCTGCTACGGCTTTTTGATGTTCAGGCGAATTGTAGCCATAAGTTTTGATTGCAAAATTAATGTCATTCTTAAGCTGTTGCAAACCGCCCTTTTCCCAAAAATCTGCTGATTTTCTCGAATCAGCTGCCAAATCAGCCGGTACCGCGTCAATAATGTGCTGTGCAATCTCGGCAGCATCTCGCTGCAGCAATGGCACCTGTGTTGGTGTTGGTATTGGTGCCGTTGCCTCGTCTACCGTTAATTCCTCGGCAGGTGTTTCGGCTGGCTGTGTGATTGCCCCTACATAATCGATGCCTGTATCACAGCGGCAATTTACGTGTGCTGGTGCACCCTGGCTTATGTCCTGGTCACCACTGTACACGCTTGCCCATAGGTCATCTGTTAAGCCGTCTAACTGTTGGCACATCTCGCATACTTTGCGATCCTTTTCAGTATTCCAGATTCGCACAACGTTGATACCTGCCGAGCGCGCGTTATTGTAGATTTGCAACGTCTGCTGTGATGCCGCGCGAGTTGGCTCGGTAAATGCAATACGGCTTGCGCGTAGCTGTCCAAACATAGATAGTGATTGCATTACATCGGTTTGCCCAGTGCCAGGCGTTACCATGTAATCCGCTATTACTTTGTCTACGTAGCTTTTTTCTGTAGTGCTTAAATCAGTTAAAAACGGATTCCAATACTTATCTAAATACGTTGCGCCATGTTGCTTAATTCCTTGCTCGATCAGGGCTGCAGATTGTTCATCAGCCATGCCGCGTATAGGTGTAACGCGCTCGCTGCCAGCCTTTAAAACGGTATCAGCTACGGATTTGTCAAGTATGCCCCGTAAATCCGTATCGATACCGCTGTAATCACCTGCTACAATCTTTTTGCTGATATCCTCGTTACGCGCCTCGAGCTTTTTAACGATAGCCTTGTATACTTTTTGTTCGCCTGCTGTCATATCTGCATAGCCCAGTTTTACGGCAGCAAAAACGCCTACAATATCAGCTTTTTTTTTTACGCTGTCCAGCTCGCTATCAATAAAATCTAACAGGTAACCAGGCAGCACGTCGCTAGTAAATTTCACTGCAGCGCTCTTGCCTGGCTTAAATCGTGCCAGTGCTTTTGCCTCGTATTTGTCCAGCTCGGCAATACGTTTGCCTGCCGCGTCATCGAGTGCAAACACCTCATCAGGTGCAGCGTTTTGTTGAGTGTTAACAGGGTTATTCGTATCAACATTAACGCCGCCGTCAGTGTCTACAACTTTAGGCACAGGCAGCCCTAATGCTTCCTCGATGTTGTCATAGCCTAGCTGTTTCATTGCAGCGCGCAATGGTAAGCCAGCTTGCACCAACAACACAAGAGAATTCGCGCGCGCTGCCTCGTCTATCTGAAATACATCGAGTTTTTCAGGCAAAAACTGAAACTGATATTTTAACGGCTTAAATAGTTGCTCGTTTAATACGCGTTCATAGAATGCCAGCCGTGGCACAATCGTTTCGCGCCAAAATGATTGCCTATCGCTGTTAGCTGTTGCATAGTTGGCAGCGCTTGCCTCTATCATCGTACGAGGTACACCAAACGTGCTAACGATGTTCATAACCGCGCGCTCTTGGATTGGTACCATGTCCATTTGATCCAATGGAAATGTCACAATCTGTGCTTTTACTTCGCCTCGGAAGAAAAACGTTTTGAACGCGTTTGATACGTTTTCTACGTAGCGTGTCCAGTGTGATTTAATGCGCTCGAGCTCGGGAGGCGTAATGCTTTTGTCCAGGCTCAACACCAATGCTGGCTGTGCGCCATGTTCAAAAAATGCCGAGGCAAACCGCTCGAGGTAATACGCAAGCTGGGCAGATTGCAATGCAACGCGCGCTGGTGAAACTTCCTCGTTAATATCCGTTTTTATGCTTGGCTCGTGAAAATAGACAATGTCCGCAATTGTCCAAACAGCATGTGTTTGCCCGTTGATTTTTTGGGTAAACTGCAAGCCTGTCATATAGTCCGCGCCTTGTTGATTTTCAGCGTGGTACGTTACTTCGATGCTTTTAGGGTTTAGGAATTGAAACCCATACAACACCCTACCGCGATATAAGCGCAGCCAGAATGCGCGCCCTGTAAGCATTAGCGAGCGTTCTGTTTGCTGTATAAGATTCTCTAATGGTGTGGTAAAAGGGTAATCTACTACCGTGCCAGATCGTAGCAATTCATACGGCACCGTACCTAATGCATCAGCTCGCAAGTTGATAGCACGGTAGTACATTGGTACCTTTTCGTATGCATCCAGCGTGCCGTATAGCTCGCCTGCCTTCTTGGCAATGCTGTACCAGCCTGGTATTGCCTCAATTGATTTAAATTCCATTGGTATACCTCATATGCCTGTTAGATGAAATCGTACAATACCTGCCCGCTTGCCAACATTTCGACAGCACCTGAAACCGCGTCTACCATGTCATCATGTTGCCCGTATGGAAATGCGAGGCACTCATCGATAAACTGGTTATTCCAATCGCCTCGCACTACCCTGATTAGCCCTTGCTCGGCTCGCACTGCCCAGGGCATAGCGCGCTGCATTTTGTCGCGAGTCACTACATAACCCTGTAGGCTGATGTTAGCCAGTTCTGGCATACGTCGTATATCTTGCAATGCACCTAATCCTGCCTGTGCTTGCTCGATACCTTGCATAGTATCGTATTGCTCTATTTTCATGGTATCAACCATGATTTTTCGTACGTCAGGAAATTCGGCTTTTACGCGTATTCCGTCTGCAATGTATAGTACGCCTGTATCATCAAATGCCACCCGTACGCTGGCTGTATAGTCTGCCGTTTGCCGTACACTGGTTGCAGTATCCCAATACCTATACCATGCCAGCCCTGCAGGCGCTCGCTCGATAATGCTAAACCATTGGCGCTTAAATAGCGCGCCTGCCATATCGACAAATTCGCCTTCTACCTCTTGCCGAAATTGCTCGCTGGTGTACGATTTTTTCAGCGTGTTCAAAAACGATTCAGGCAGAAATACATTGTCTGCCGTTTTGCTGTGTATGATTTCGTAATCCGGATCACCTGAATTCCATAATTCATATATCCAATCCCTGCCGCGTGGTGTTGTGGTAACCCAGGCTCGAGCGGGTTCCTCTCGCAATGTTGCAATAGCAATTGTCCAGGTAGCAATAGGTACAAGGGCTGCTTCGTCTACCCATAGCCAGCCTAAATTAGCGCCTCTCAGGCGTTCTGGATTCTCTGCCGACCGTAACAGTATGATTCGATTTCCGTGCAGCCTAATCGTTCCTGTGCTGATGTTTTCTTGCACAAGTATTTTTGCCTTGCGCGCAATGTCGAGTAGCATTTTTCGCGCGCCATCTCGTAACATTGCGTTTGTTGGCGCAATAATCATGCCTGTACTGTTGGCAGGCTGCCGCAACACCTCCACAACACCTGCCCTGGTTTTGCCGCTCCCGCGTCCACCAATGAACGCGCGAAATCTGGCATTACTCCGGAAGAATGCGAGTTGTGGCGCTGTTGATTCTGTCTGCTTCAATAACCTCACTGGGTTTGAATTCTGCAAGTTGTCGTACAGGTTCGTTGCCTATCTCTACAATAAAATCATCAGCCACCTGGTTTGCAGGCGCTTCGTATTTCTCGCGGTATTTTTCAGGCTTTAACCCCTTGAGTAAAAACATAGCAAGCAGGTCAGATGTTCGCGCGCGTTCCGATACGTTCATCTCAAGGCGCTCGGCTGCTTCCTCTATTGCATCGTGCCACAGCTCTCGCACATCAGGGCGCTCGTTATATGCCTTACGTGCTGTCTTTCTG